ATAGATGGGAATTCTTTGAGACAAAATTATGAATATAATCCCTCTGTTTATTCTGATCTATATCTCTATTAAGCCAGTTAGTTATATTATAACCAGACTTATACATTTCTCCAAAATCATTTGCATTTTGTGGCAGCTTAATAGTCAGACTATCCAAATCAAAATACTTAGCTAATTTCAAATAGTTTTTTATTGCCGCTATTAAACCTCTATTCTCTGAAGAGCTAATATCATTATTAGTAGAGATGTATATTTTGTCTAAGGTCTTGCTAGATAGATAGTTGATGATGTTCGAACTAGCTGACAAGCCAAATAACACCAATACATTCTTTACCCCTTGGTCATAAAGAGCCATAGCATCCCCTATGCTCTCCACCAAGATGACAGCTCTTAGTTTATCTATCTCTTCGCTGCATTCATTCCCCTCAACATAAGCTGGATAAACCCAAGTGTTCTTTTTGCCTATATGCTTCCATTTAGGATAGTTATTATCTTCGTCTATCTTACGGCCAGAGAATCCAATAATCTGTTTGGTTTCGTTGTATATTGGGAAGACCATTCTTCTATACATCTTTCCTACACCAGCTAATCCCACTTTAAAAGATACTTGGGTCATCTCTGAAATACCCTTATCTTTATAAAATTTGTAATTTGGGAATAGCTTATCTAGACAATCATCTGGGTAAAATTGCTCCATTTCTATCCTGTCTACTTTGTTTGCGACATAAGTTTTGTCACTTTTGATTTTCTTTATAGTTTCAGAAAACTTTTCACTATCGCCTACAGTCATTCGAACTAAAGCCTCAAAAGGTAAAGATCCTTTAGGCTCAACGAAGTCCATCCAGACCCCAGTGTTCTTGTAGATTTTTAAGGCCGTAGCATTATCTCCATTTCTGTATAAGGCTTGGGATCTCCAGTGATCTCCACAATCAATAAGTTTGTAACCTATTGAGCTTAAAATCTTCTCAAACTCTTCAGAGGGAATCGAGTTCTGGGATGTCTCGTCTTTCCTGTCTCGCTGGTGCATCTGGTATACTGTCATCTAATACTGCATCTCCGTTTTGAACGGCAACAATGTCTCTCAAGTCGCCTCGCTCTGAAATATTAAAATTATTAAAATTCAAATTGATGAAATTTTTCCGAAGAGAATCTTCTACTTGAACTGGCTCGATAGCGCCAGCAATATCTCTACCCAAACTACGATACTTGACACTGATCATTTTATGAGTGCCAAATCTTTCCCCCTCCAGCTGAACTTCGTCTTCTGTCTTACGTCTAAGAATAAACATGTGAGAACAGAACTGTGTGATTCGGTCTGACAGAGAAACTATACTCTCATCGTCAATTATGTTTTGAGCGTTTCTGTTTGTGGTTATACCGCTCCTGTTCGATTGAACGGAAGTAATCATCGGAATAACTGGGTCTCCATCTTCAAGAACCTCTTTTTGGATGCACCTCTTGAACTTATCAACCATCTCTCCGACAACCTGCCACTCGTTTTTGTTGCCGACTGAGTCATTTGTTGTTTTGATGTAATCAAAAGAGAAGACCATTTTATTACCCCGACCAACAGTGGAATAGTAGAATCTTTTCAAGGTGTTGATCATAACATCAACATCCATACCGCCAACATTGTAGTAGTAGAATTTTAAATCTTTAACTCTAGACCAAACAGACCTAACCTTATTGACGACATCTTGCCCAGCGTTTCTCCAATTGCCACTTTCTAGCAGGTGCATTGGGACTCCAGAGTGAGCGGCACACTGACGCATGATAAGCTCTTCCTTACTCATTTCCCCATTATCAAAGTGTAGAACTGGGACATTGTATTTTAAAGCTACTTTAGTAGCATAATCCATACAGAATTGAGTTTTACCCACACCAGAACGAGCTACAATAACGGTAATATTACCCGGGCGCAAAAGAGATCCGTAAATGTCATTGACCTTTTGATGCGGCCCCATCATCCCAAACTCTTCGATTGGATTATTGCCTCGTTCTTCAATGATATGCTCCATATCGTCATAGATATTTTCAGGAACATCATTGCCGATATCGAAGAGATTAATTCTAGAGTTATAGATCTGATCAGCAGTCTCAATAATGTCTCTATAAGAAGATTCTGGAGCTATAGTCTTCATCTTCTCAGCTATAAGCTCTGAGGATTCAACTATCTCACGCCTAATGGAATATTTCTTAAGCTCTTTACAAGTCTTAATAAGATTCCCAGAAGGGACAGCTCTCATAGAGAGAGACTTAATATAATCAGCAGGGTTAATATTACCCTCAAAGCTTAAACCTACTTCATTAACTCGTTGAGCTAAGATGATGTTGTCTACCTCCTCTCCAGCATCAACAGACTGCTTGATGACTCTGAAGATGGTAGCATGTAAAGGTGAAGCCTCAGAAAAAAAGTCTTTATGGCTAATAAAGTTTGAAATCTCTATAAGAGACTGAGGATCTTTTAACAATCCAGCTAAAAGTTGTTTTTCTAATTCGTAGCTATAAATCATAGTTCCTCCGCTCTCTCTTTTTCTAATCTATCTAAATACTGAGATAAAGCCTTTATTAAACCTAATTCCGTAATCGAAGAGTCGAATTTACTATACACTATAGGGTCTCCTGATTCATTAGCGGCCACCATTATCACACCCTTATACCTATCTGAATCCCCAGAAATCTCGTAAATCTTCTCTACAAAACCACTTGGGATTGAAAATGTCTCGTTATCTTCGCTCATAAATAAATGTCTTGGTTTTCAAAAAATGACTCATCTACTGTGTCATCAGGGTATATCTCTACGAGCTTTATATTGTTCATCTCACAGAAGTCCAGCTTTTTCTGATCTCTTTTCAGTTGATCTAAAAACTTGTACCTATTCTTATGGAAATGTTTGACGTATCTAGTATGTTGAGCGCCTTGAACTTCAATAGCAATTTTTTTATTTGCATTGTAGAAGTCTAGTGATAACCGACTACCAACTATTCTAAATTCTTCAAATACAATATCTGTACTCCAATAAGGATAGAGGAAATCTTTTACACCTTTTTGAAACTTACTTCTACTAGATGCATCCCAGTCTATGTGATATTTTCTGGGGTTTTTTAGATTCCTTAGTTTACCGTCTGTGGAGTAGAACTTCATTCTTCTCCATTAAAGATTTTTTTGAAGTAAGCTATAAGGTATTGGCAGAGAGAAGGGTCGTCTTCGATAAGAGAAAACAATTTATTCTCTCCTTGCACTTTTTCTGGAAGAGAGAAACCTCCTTCAGCTAATACGTTCTGAAAATCTTCTGTAATAGAAATCCAAGCCCCAGCCTTTTTAATAAACTCCCAAGCTTCAAGAGCGCCGATAATTTCTTTCTCTACCCAAATTGATGTTCCTCCAGTCCTACCGTAGCGAATAGGGTAAGAGATTCTAGTGTTAGTCTTCTCGTTTGGAGACTTCTTAACAATCACCTTAGCATAGTGACCAATTGCAGGGTTAGTCTTTGGGTCCATCTTTTTGTTTGATGGATTGAGTAGTATTTGGTCCCCAGAAAATCTAGGCTCAAATTCAATAATCCAGTTTGCGAAGTGTAGTAGGGCGTTTCCTCCTGTTGCGGTAGTTTGGCGAACAGGAGCCTTGCTATATGGATCTAGTTTGATATCAGCTCTGACTTGAGAAATAAAGATTGCCATATGACCTCTTTTACCAAGAGCGATTGACATCTTCTTCATGAATGTTGCGGCAATGTTAGCTCCACCTGCAACCTGAACTGACTCCTCAAAAGTTTTTTCGTTGTCAGCTTTTTTAATCAAACCATCTACAGAGTCCAAACAAAAACAGTATTTATTCTTCTCTTCGTTTGAGGCTACAAGCTGCCTCATTAAGTCAACTACGGTTTCATAAATGTTAGACTCAAAAACAAAACAAGTACCATCTTCCCATTCATCGTAATTATAGACAAACTTAACGCCACAACGCTTAATCATCTGCTCTGAAAGTCTACCCTCGGCTTTGATGTAAACACCTTTCGCTTTCGGCATTTTCAAGAAGTTCTTCATAACTTCTAAGGATGCAGATGTTTTGCCTCCTTCATTCATACCAACAAACCTATGCAGACCGGGGCCAAATCCGCCATCGAGGTGATGGTCGAATTCAAGAGATCCACTCGAAACTCTATAGTTCACTTGTTCCTCAAAGTTGAAGTGATCCTCTTTATTATTCTTCAAAAAATTATTTAATAAACTTTTTGTTTTTTTTTTTGCTGTTGTCTTCTTGTTAGCCATTTTAATTATCTTCTAAAAAATCTTTCAATGTTACCCTCTTCTTCTCCACGAAGCGATCTTCGCCGCTCTTCTCGCCTAGATTGTACTGTGGATACTTTGATTCGTCTACCACATAATTAAACGCTCTGAATTTTTTGTCAAGAGTATCTTTAAGCTTAGGACTTCTTAAATAAGTGAGGGACTCAAACTGACGGTGGAAGTTAACCACGTTCATGAATTCCAACGAATACTTGTCAATCAAGTCGTTCAAGAACTTCATTTCTTTTTGATAAAAAAGTCTTTTGTTTTTTACAGGCTCCTCAACAAGCC